AACATTTTGGTGTGAACTTACCTCAAGCTCTTTCTAATATGTGTACCTATATCGGTGGTATTTCTCGCAATCTTGATATCAGTGAAGTTGTTAACAATAACCTTGCTGCTGAAGGTGATACTGCTGTTATTGCCGGTAAGGGTGTCGGTGCCGGTAATGGTTTTTTCGAGTACACTACTAATGAGCATTGTGTCGTTATGTGTATTTATCATGCCGTTCCTTTGCTTGATTATACAATTACCGGTCAGGATGGACAGTTGCTTGTTACCGATGCCGAGTCCCTCCCGATTCCTGAGTTTGATAATATTGGTATGGAAGTTCTTCCTATGGCACAAATTTTCAATTCTCCGAAAGCGTCTATTGTCAATTTGTTCAATGCAGGTTATAATCCTCGTTATTTCAATTGGAAGACAAAGCTTGATGTTATCAACGGTGCGTTTACTACTACCCTTAAGTCTTGGGTTTCTCCTGTTACTGAATCCCTTCTTTCCGGATGGTTTGGTTTTGGATACAACGAAGGTGATGTTAATAAGGAAACCAAAGTTGTTATGAACTATAAGTTCTTTAAGGTCAATCCTTCTGTTCTTGACCCGATATTTGGAGTTGCTGTGGATTCTACTTGGGATACCGACCAGTTGTTGATTAACTCTTATATCGGCTGTTATGTTGCCCGTAATTTGTCGCGTGATGGTGTACCTTACTAAAATTTGTTTTAATTATGATTGGAAAATTTAATTCTTTGAATAGCCCGGAACAAGGTTCCGGTCTTATTCCCAATGTTGATCCTGATGCTTTTGCCGTTGCTCCTCAGTTTGATTCTACGGAGGAACTTCGTGTGGAGATTGACGATTCTGATGAAACTCGTCCTGTTCGTTACACTTCTGATGTCCGTTTGCTTCTTCATACCAAAGACTTGGCTTCCCGTGCTGGTCTTGCTGTTGCTTCCAAATTTGGACAAAGCAGGCAATCTGCGTCCCAGATTCAACAGATTATGGATAAGATGTCTGATGATGACCTTTTGGCAACGGTTCGTTCCCGTCATATTCAGGCTCCTTCTGAGATTATTGCCTGGTCTAAGGACTTGTCGTCTTATGCTGAAAATCTTGAATCTCAGGCTCAAGATTTGATTGATGCTGAAACTACTAAACAAGAGGCAGAAAAAGCGGCTGCTGCTTCCGCTGATGCTGCTTCCACTGAGTAATGGGTCTTCTTGGTTCAATCGCTGGTGGTCTTCTTGATATTGGTTCTTCTGTGATTCAGAATTCGCAGAATAGACAAAATGTCCGGGAGACCAACCAGATGAACTATAAGATAAATCAGATGAACAACCAGTTTAACGAACGTATGGCGATACAGCAGCGTAATTGGCAGGAGAATATGTGGAATAAGGAGAACGCTTATAACACTGCTTCTGCCCAACGCCAACGTCTCGAAGAGGCTGGTTTGAATCCTTATCTGATGATGAATGGTGGTTCCGCTGGAGTTGCCCAGTCTGCCGGTACTGGTGCTTCTGCTTCTTCTGCCGGTTCTGCTGTCATGCAGCCTTTCCAGGCTGATTATTCTCGTATTGGTTCTTCTATAGGTAATATTTTCCAATATGAGCTTATGCAGTCTGAAAAGTCTCAATTGCAAGGTGCTAGACAACTTGCCGATGCCAAAGCTATGGAAATTCTTTCCAACGTTGATTGGGGAAAACTTACTGATGAAGCTCGTAATTATTTGAAGTCTACTGGATTGGCACGTGCTCAACTTGGTTATGCTAAGGAACAACAAGAAGTTGATAACATGGCAATGACTGGTCTTATCATGCGCGCTCAACATTCTGGTATGCTTCTTGATAATGAGGCTAAAGGTATTTTAAACAAATATCTTGACCAAAATCAGCAACTTGATTTGAATGTTAAGGCTGCGGATTATTATCAACGTATGTCGTCTGGATATCTTTCTTATGCTGATGCTAAAAAGTCTCTAGCTGAAGAAATTTTAGCCGCTGCTCGTGCTCGTGGTCAAGATATTTCTAATAAGGTTGCTTCTCGTATTGCTGAGTCTCAAATTGCTGCTAACATTGCCGCTAATCAGTCTTCTGCTGCTTTTCATAATGAAGAACTTAGGCTTGGTCTTCCTGAAGACAATGCTCGCAGTAAGAATATTGAGGCATGGTATCGTTCTAGGAATGAAAAGAAAAGCTATCAGTATTTTGATGCTGATAAATGGGTTGAGTATGGAACTAGTATTGGTAATACTATAGGTAATTTCATACCTCGTAGAGTTATTCGTTCTGGTCGTTAATTTTTGTGCTTCTTTTCGTTTTTTGACCCGGTTCGTTGTGATGCGCGCCGGGTTTTGTTTTTTTTTGGAGTAACTTCTGGCAACCGCGCGCAGCGTGGTTATACACCTCCTGAATTCCGGGAGACCTCGTCGACTGGAATCAGAGCCGTTAGGCTATAGTATTGCCTTCCTTGGAGCTTGACGCTTGCAACGCGTAAGCAATCTCCCTCTAATCTCTTCTCTTCCGTCGCTGCTAAACACCTAAAATATAAATTGGCGAAGCCTACATGAGTTTGCCCGAAGGGAAAGCGATTTATCTCATCGCTTTCAGTCTCCCCTTGTCTTATATACGCAAACTCACAGACCAGCCTGTCACCCATATAGCTTATTATTATTTTATGTTAATAATTCGTATGAGTATTTGTTACTTCTGGATTTTTATTTATACATTTGCTCTGTCTTTAAAAACAATGTCTAATTTAAATTTTTAATTTTATGGAAAAGTATTATTTGTGCTCTGTTCAATCAAAAACGAACCCTAATCAGAACGAAACTATTCTCGTTCCCGTTGACGAAGTTTCTGCATTTGTTTCTTCGCATCTTCGTCCTGATTGCTTGCTTATTATTTCTCATTGTTCAACCTTTAAAGCAATTTCTGATGAAAAGTGAAACTAAATCTAAAATCTGGTCTGCAATTATTGCAGCTGCTGTTAGTCTTCTTACGTCTATTTCTCAAATCTTTTCGTAAGTCATGAATCCGGCATTAATGAAATTCATTGAATGGCTCCTTCGTTGGAACATTCATTTCTCTGTTACTTCTGCTCTTCGTACTAAGAAAGAGAATGAAGCGTGTGGAGGTTCTGATAATTCCCAGCACTTAACCGGTGATGCTGTTGATTTAAAACCTCTTGACCTTTCAGTGGATGATTTTATTTTGAAAATCAAAAATTCTGGTTTTGAATTTGACCAGCTTATAAAGTATCGAACTTTTGTTCACGTTTCTTTCGCTCGTTTTCGCAAGCCTCGTCGAATGGAACTTAATTTCACTGATAGAAAATGATTACTAAGGAATTGCAGAATAAGTTAGCGACTCGTTGTCAGAATCCTCGCACGGTTGTCAACAAGTATACACATGAACCCGTTGTTGTCTCTTGTGGTAATTGCCCTTCTTGTATCCTTCGTTCTTCCGGTATTCAGACTAACCTGCTCACTACTTATTCTGCACAGTTCCGTTATGTATATTTTGTTACTCTTACTTATGCTCCTTGTTTTCTTCCTACTTTGGAAGTTTCGGTTGTTGAAACTTGTACGGATGATGTTGCGGATGTTCCCTGCGTTCCCAATATTGATGACTTGGACGCTTGTGACACTAATACTTATTTGTTTGGTTTTCGTAGCGTTCCTCGTTCCTCTTCTGTTAGATTGAAAAACTCTACTGTTGAGCGTACTTTCAAAGACCCCGAGATTAGATTTACTTATCCTATGAAACCTAAGGCTTTGTTATCTATTCTTGGAAAGATTAATCATAATGTTCCTAACAGGATTCCTTATGTTTGCAATCGAGACCTTGATTTATTTTTAAAACGTTTAAGAAGTTACTACCCAGATGAAAAATTACGTTACTACGCTGTATCAGAATACGGTCCTACCAGTTTCCGCCCGCATTGGCATTTGTTATTGTTTTCCGATTCCGAACGATTCTCGAAAACTGTTCTTGAAAATGTATCTAAAGCTTGGTCTTACGGTCGTTGTGATGCGTCACTTTCGAGAGGATTCGCAGCACCGTATGTTGCGTCGTATGTTAACAGTTTTGTCGCTTTACCCGACTTTTATACTCAGATGCCAAAAGTGGTGCGCCCTAAATCCTTCCATTCCATTGGATTTACAGAATCAAATCTCTTTCCTCGAAAGGTACGAATTGCCGAAATTGACGAAGTTGCCAATATGTGCCTTGATGGAATCCGCGTTGAACGCGATGGATATTTTCGCACAATTAAACCTACTTGGCCGTATCTCCTTCGATTATTCCCCCGATTTTCGGACGCTATTCGTAAATCTCCATCGAACGTTTACCAGCTACTTTCTGCTGCGTTCACAGCGCCCGAACGAATCATTCGTAGCGGATGCGCTGATATAGGATGCGATCCGTTTGGCGAACGTTCCAAGCAAAGTATTTTGTCTTTTTGTAAACAATATTTAAATTATGTGGATAATTATGGAAAATCAAATGAATGTAGGAATTTCCTCTCTCCTCAGGCGAATTTACCGCATAGTGATGTTCTCATTCTTACTGAATGTCGTTTGTACGATGGTGTTGATTTGGAAATTACTCATCGTCTCTCCCGCGTATACCGCTTTTTCCTCGGAATTTCGAAGTTTATTCGAACATATTCAACATATGGATGCTCAGAACTCTTCTGGTCCAGCGGCACTCCTGGAGGTGAACTCTTACGTCGAGAAAGATTTTTACGAATAATTTCTGAAAAGATAATTGGTTTTTGGAGACGTTATGATTATAATCGTCTTGTAGATTTTTATCAGACTTTGGAAGATTCAGGTGATAAGGATTTGGTAGACTTTGAAATTCGTAATTATTCCTTTCGTTATAATAGAACTGTCCTCGATAAGGAAATACCTTACCATGAATTGCCTCTTGTTCGTCGTTTGGCTGCCGCTTCATTGATGAAATGTCGGGATAAGGTCAAACACAAGAAGGCTAATGATTTGTTTGGTATTTTCTCTTATCAGGACTGATAATGTTTAATTTTAAAATGTTTTTTTATGGCTTCTTACACTGGAATGTCCAATCTCCAGAATCACCCTCACCGTTCTGGATTTGATATTGGACGTAAAAATGCATTTACCGCAAAGGTTGGTGAGCTTCTTCCCGTCTATTGGGATATTTCCATGCCTGGAGATAAGTATAAGTTCAATATTGAGTATTTTACCCGTACTCAGCCTGTTGAAACTTCTGCTTATACCCGGTTGCGTGAGTACTTTGATTTTTATGCTGTGCCGTTACGTCTTCTTTGGAAGTCTGCTCCTTCTGTGTTGACTCAGATGCAGGATATTAATCAGATTCAAGCTTTGTCTTTGACTCAGAATTTGGCTCTTGGTACTTATTTACCTTCTTTGCCTCTTTCTGTTCTTGTTACTTCTCTTAGTTGTCTTAATGGTGGTAGTAATAATCCCGGTTTTTCTGGTTCTTTAAAGAATATGTTTGGCTTTGCCCGTGGTGATTTGAGCTATAAGCTTTTAAATTATCTTGGTTATGGTAATATTATTCGTTCTGCTCCTTCTTCTGGTAATCGTTGGTGGTCTACTTCTTTGAAAGTTTCTGATTCTCCTTCAGCCTATACCCAACAATATATTCAGAATAATTATGTGAACCTTTTCCCTATTCTTGCTTATCAGAAAATTTATCAGGATTTTTTCCGTTGGTCTCAATGGGAGAATTCAAATCCTTCTTCTTATAATGTGGATTATTATACCGGTGTTACTCCTTCTTTGATATCCTCTCTTCCTGCTGCTGATTCTGGTTATTGGAATTCTGATACAATGTTTGACCTTAAATATTGTAATTGGAACAAGGATATGTTGATGGGCTGTCTCTT